AGTTGTAATTTTCTTACTACATCCCTTGACCATTTAAATGGATCTTCAATACCTTTAATTTCCATCAATATACCAAAATTGGTCATATCGTTTCGGAATTGTTCGCCCTTTTTCGCATGTCCGTTGTACGTAACATCGCCGTACGTTTCCTCCACGGCCACGTAAGCGGCATTATTATTAGTACAAAAGCTACGTAGAGAAACATTTTCATACTTCTGATATAGTTTGAAATCATATGATATGTCTATTAATTTTTGAAAATACTTTTGTGGTGCTTCAAATCGAACACCTATTTGAACTGATTTAGGTTCAGTTGGTAATTTATAGTTGTCTGATAGTTTTTGAGCAAAGTCGATACCTGATTTGCCTACTGCAAATATTAGTTCATCATAATATAAATTATGAATATCAATTCCATAACTAATAGTAACTCTATTCATATCAAAATTGATATTAGTTACTTCAGCATTCCATTTAAAATGAACACCCTTATCTAACAAATATTGATACCATGCTTTAGCAATCTCATGTAAATAATTACTACCAATATGCCATACAGGAAATAAACGTAATCCAAAGTATGGTTTAATAAAGTCTGGTTCAGCTACTGGGTCAGAACAGAATATTTCTTCTGGTTTAGGGTGGAAGCGTCTGAAGTTACTAATAACTTGATCCATTAATTCCATTGCTTTTTCTTCGCCACAATATTTTGATAGTTGACCACCAATTGCTGTGTGATATGTTAATTTACCATCACTCCATCCACCAGCACCTAGCATACCTGTCATTACCTCTTCAGGTAAGCGGTTATGTGGGTCATTACCTTTGTCTATAATGGTGATTAATTCTCCAGGGTATCCATTGTCTACTAGTTTAGTTGCTGCGTTAATACCGGCTACACCGGCTCCAACTATAACGATTTTTTTATCCATTCTGGGGTATTATTTAATTTATTGTATGTTAGTTGTTTATTTTTAATTTTATCTTCTATATAGTATGTTTTATATCCATCTATAGCATTAGTTTTCTTATATTCATCAGGCATACATTGTGGTGGCTCTGTGAATCCATTATCAGGAATACTAGGTTCATTATCACGACACCATTCTAGTACGGTTTGTGTTTTATGAGATTTACCATAGCGTTTAGTAAACTCATTACATACTTCTAAACCATGTTCTACAACCCATCTATAGTGGTGTATAGATTCTCTAACCCATTTAGTTGATGGGTGATTTAAATGTGCTCTCTTATATGGTGCTTCGCTACCTGAAGCCCAATGAGCTGTACAGCACATTTGTGCAGATTCAATTTGCATTTTGCGAATGTGATCATCGCATAATTCTTGTGCTGCTGTTATGGGGTCTGTGTTTATGTAAAATATATTCATAGATTGAATATACTATTTTTATTTTGCCTGTTTTTTATAGGAATTAACTACAGAACCAGTAGAAAAAGAAGGTATATCTTCTATAGATTTTGTAACCTCTAAAACAATAGATTTTTCTATTACGGGAAGAGGTGTAGACTTTAATTCGGGTTCTACCGGAGTAGGTTCTTGTGGATGTGATCTTGGTGCTTTAACAATTCTCACATTTGCTTGGCTTTTAGCAGTATTCAGCATATGCTGCATTGCTTGTCTAAATTGTACTGATTTTTTCATAAAAAATTTTTTATAAATATATGGTTTTTATTTTAATTATACAAATAGAAAGCGCACCGTCTAGGTGCGCCACAGCTGCATAATATTGTTTATTAGTCGACAGGCTATGAATCTGTCTATATGTTATTTTTTTAATAAGTCTGCTATTTTTAGTTCTTTATTTTTAAAGAAATAATATGTTGTTCCATTAGGAAGAACAGTAGAACCTTTTTCTACATATCCTTTGTCTTGTAGTTTTTTAAGTTCATTATATGTACTTTTTAATCCTAATCCATTACTAAACTGTTTTAAATCTGATTCAGTAAATTTAAAGATAGAAGGAATTTTATTTGATTTAGCAGCAATTGAAGCAGGAGTTGTTTTTTTCCCTGTTCTACTAAGTCTTATAGCAGTATAAAAAGCAATATGAGAGCTATCCTTAAATTTATCATTTATAGATTTAAAATCAGTTCCTGTTTGGATATTATCATCTACAAACAGTATTGAATTTTTTTCTAATATTTTATCTAAGTCATATTTAGATTTAAAATAAGCTCTATATTTAGGTGGTATACCTGTACTTTTAAATTTCCCATCATTTTTTTCCCATACTTTCTGAGCTATTTCTTCTACAGAAGAAAGAATGCTAGGAGAACTAATTAGTTCTTTATAATTACTAACTAATAAGTCTTTTGAAGAAGGCCATTTTATTTTATATAAAGGTAAAACATCAATTTTAGGATCTATTTCTTTAATTATATTTCCTATTAATTTAGATAAAGGAGCGCTTGAATCTAAATAATATACTGTTTTTGGTTTAAATGTATATATATCAAGCAATTTTTCAATATCTTTTTTAATAAGATCATGAATTTGAGTCTGGTCTACATTTTTTAATTCTTTTATATTATCAGCTAGTATAGCCATATCATCAGCATTGGGATTATCCTTATTATATTCAATGCTATACCAAACATCTACTCCAGAAATAGTAGCTTCTTTTAAACCACCCGTAAATAGTAAATCATCGGAATTATTAGTATTACTAATAATAGTTTTACCGGTTGTCTTATCTAAATTAATTCCTTCTACTAATAATTCTTTTAGTATGTCGACTAGTTTAATCATTACCTTACTTCGTATTCGTTATTACCAATCTTTAATTTAGTAATGGTATTAATATTTACCATTCTATAATCTTTTGTTTTTACATCATATACTGGTATTAATCCTTTTTCTTCAGGATCATAGGGTAATTCACCACCTTTTAGGTATGCTTTAACTCCTAAACGAGCATTCATTACACGTGTTGTACCATCTTTTTTAATAAATGTTACTGTAAAGAATTTACCTTTAGTATCCCTAATCATTTGTTTAGCCTCAGCTTTACTGATAGGTCCTTGAGGAGTTTCTGGAGTGTCCGCAGGTGGGGTTTCTTCCTCAGGTTGTTGATCTTCGGGTTGTTCCTTTAATATACCGGCTAATTTTTGAAAACGTTTTGCTTCCTTTATAAGTTCCATAATGTTTTATTGTAAATGTAATGCAATTACTTTGCCAATAAATATTACTTTTCCCCGTCTGCCATGATGTTTTCTGCTGTTCTTTCTGCTACAGTATGATATTTACCGCATTTTTTACATTGAAATTGTACTCTCATAGTACCTGTAGCTGATATGCGTTTTTTAGTATATTTCATTTGATCAGAACCGCATGAAGGGCATGATTCTTTACCATTACCCATTAGCATACCTTGATGAGTTTTAACAGGAATATATGCTGATAACTTATGGTAAACTTCTTCAAGTAATGTTACGTCGCCTTTACAATATTCAACCATGTGATCTAGTGCTTCTTTATCTTTATCTAGCACTATTCGTTTCCATAAATCAAAACCGGTATGTATTTTTTTACCTATACCTAATACTTGAGCAATATAGTCAAGTTTATTAGAATTAAATTTAAATTTAGAACGACTAACTTTAAGTGTATCTACTGTAGTATAGTTAGGAAACATTGAGATATTATGTAATAAGCAGCGTGTTCTAACCCAAGGTAAATCGAAACGATCACCATTATGTCCTACCAATTCGTCTGCTTCATTAGCAACTTTAACGAATTGTTCTAGCATTTTTTTATCGCTTTGATTTTTGTCCCATGTTAATGAATGTACTTCATCTTCATGTTCCCATTTATAGCAAATACAAATAATTGCTCTTTCTTTAATTATATTATCGGGGCTAATAGTTTTTTTATAACCTGCTTCCCAAAACAAACCAATATTTGGTGCTGTTTCAATGTCGAAAAATAATCTCTTAATTTGACTCATAACGAGTAGTTTTGTTTAAAAATGAAGATAATAAATAGGTTTAGATAAACCAAATTTATATTTCATCATCTCTATCAAGATAAAAAGTATCTGTAATTCCTGCGTTGTTAGATAATGTTACTACAATATCCATAGCTGAATTTTGTACATCATCTACAGTAACTTCTTCACCTTTTTTGAATTTTCCTAAGTCGTCAGCTATATTAAAAGTACTTCCTACTTTAATTTGTACTGCCTTTACTTCGTTAATTAACATATATTTTTATTTTATTTTTATGCTTCTGCTGGTGGTGTTTCTTCTTCAGCTGGTGGTGTTTCTGCAGGGGTTTCAGCAGGAGGTGTTTCAGCTGATGCTAGATCTCCACCTAATTCTTCAGCTCCGGGTTGTGGTGGTTCTCCCCCACCTGATGGTGCCCCTTCAGCTTCTTTAGGAGCGTAATTTAATTCTAATAAATCAGCTATACCTTGTGAAGCACGCTCTAATTCACCTATATTGAGTGGATCATATTTTTTACCTGCTACCTTAATTTGAAAATTACCTTTACCAATGTATTTAATACTAAAATCTTGACCATTAGTTAGGTCAACTTTGAATGTTGTTGGTTTAGGAGCAACTATATTAATACCATTAACGTAACGACCAAAAGCAGGAGACATTAAGTCTTCCATTAACTCTTTAAGTTTAGGAAAACGATATATCATATACATCGCTTTCTCTGCTATTTTCTGTTGTTCTTCTTGCTCTTGAAGAGCTTTACGAACAGCTACCTTAATGTATTTTTCTAATATTAATTGTTTATTCATCATGGTGTATTTCGTGAAAACCTTGAGCCGCTTGATCAATATAGTTTTCAGCGTTTGTTATATGGTCTTGAATCCAACCTGGTATATTGCGTTCTTCGTTGCCTAATTTATTCAATAGGGTAACTGAGGATTTAATTATTGATTTTAAGCTAGCCATAGCCATTGCTACTTCGTGATCACCATGACCTTCTTTTTGAATTCCTTTTTTCTTTTTAGCACCTGCAATTTTATCAGCATATGTTATTTTATCATTTGGAGGAGCCAATGCTGCGAATTCTTTTTGAGCAGGTGTCATTTCTTTTTCTAATAGACTAGCTAACTTTATCATTTTAAAAAGCGTAATTTATAGATTGTAGATTTGATTAATTCAACAATTGTATCAATTTGATTTTGAAGATATGAATCTTGACAAACCATTCCTCTACTTTTTTCAATATACATACAAAGTGTTTCAAAAAACATAATTATTGCTTCGCAACTTTGGTATTCTTGCAATGCAATATTACCATATCCAGTAATAATACCATGTTTACCTTGGTATGATTCAACAAAGCCATCTGTTAAAGGTATAATACCTTCATAATATAATTGTAAAGCTGTGTGAGCAGCAAATGAAGGTGTTTGAAGATGGAATATATGAGCTTGCGTACGTGAAGCCATCAATGTTGATACGAATTGTCCTACTACTGGGTTATTTTGTTCCATTATTATTATTTTTTAGTAGCTAATTTAGTAGCTGTAGCGTACATTTTGTTTTTTTCGTTTTTAGATTTACCAAAGCTATCTGATTTTTTCATACCTTTTACGATATCTTCTTTCTTGGCTTTTTGAGCAGATGTCATTTTTTTCTTTTCATCTACTATATCTTTCTGTCCATCCTCATATTCAAGCCCCATCATTTCTTTAATCTTATTGATTTCAGTTAATGTTTTTTCTTCAAGAGCCGTAATTTCGTCTTTGATTTTAGTAATAGTATTTTCAACTTCTTGTTCTAAAGCAATTCCCTTTGCATTAAGAGAATTTAATTCTTTAGCAAATCCACTTCTTTCAGCAAATTCTTCACCACCAACTTTTTCAGCAAATTTAGCAGCTTGTAAATTATCTTTATATTCTTCTACTTTACTAAGAGCTTCTTTTTTAGCAGCAAGCTCTTTTTTAAGATCAACTAATTTACCAGAGCTTTTTGGAGCTTTTTCTTCTTTTTTCATTGGTTTTTTAGACTCTTTTTCAGTCTTTTTTTCTTTAGCCTCCATTATAAGACTGCGTACAAATAGACGTAATGCGTGTTGATTCATTGTTTTTTATATTATATGTATAAATATTATTAGTTTCGGGTTTCAGCTATGTGTTTTCTTAGCATTTCTTTTACTTCATCTAAGTGGTGTGGGTTATTAGCAACATATTCACGTACTAAATAATTACGTACCTCAGCTAAGTTACGTTGTTGTAATACCTGCATTAATTCTGATGGTGAATTCATTGGTACCATTACATTACCTTGAGCATTAGGAAATAATACATAATTTCTATTACCTGGTTGTATATTGATAGAGGCAATTATTTGTTGATTTGCTAATCGAATAATATATATTTTGCTAGGACCAACTTCAATAACTCGACCTACACTACCTGCCCCACCTAATTGATTATTACGGCGAGCAGCACCTCTATCACCATTTGGATTAACACGTACACCAGTTGTTACATTTAATCGTCTGTAGTCAGCACGTGGTAAACGCATAAATGCTGTTTCTAATCCTGTTTCATCCATCAAGTTAGCTACATCTATATCACCACCTCCTGCTGCTGCCGGTTGTGCTGCTTGTGGAGCATTAGGTACACCTGCTGGTCTACCTCTTCTAGTTACGCCTGCTACTGGAGCTTGAGCTCCTGGAGCTGTAGGTGTGGCTTCATCTGGTGTAGCTCCTAATAATTGACGAGCTAATGCTGATGGGATATTGGCTTTAACTAATTTACCTGAGTCTGCTAGTTTTAGGGAATCTCGTGGATTAGCTTTATTGATAACATAATAATTATCATTTGTTACTGCTATTGCGTATTGATCTGTTGGTGAAAGTGGTGGTTGAGCTCTAAACCAACCTCTTTTATTATCATTATTACCATATGCACTTCTAAACCAGTTTTGTAATCTACTTCCATCGTAAACTATATTTTCATTTCTTAAATATGCAAAATAAGCTCTCCATGCTCCTTCATCCATACCATCATTACTATCTCTATCTCTCCAATCACCTCTTCTTCCATAATTTAATCCTGTATTAAGATTATATATATCGCTATTTCCTGTTGGTCTTGTAAATAAAGTATATTCACTTTCTCCATCAGGTACAAGAATTACTTGTTCTCTAGATACGTTAGGGGATGTAAATGTTCTACTATTATATGGAGTTGAATTTATAATTGATATGAAGGAATCTTTATCAATAGATGCAGGTATATCTACATAAGCATCCGCTGAATTTTTAACTATGTTAACAATGCCTTGTTGGAATGAGGTATTATCCTTTTCATCTTTTAAGACAGCTTGTACCTCTTCATCAGTAAATGGTACTTTAGTTATTTTATTATCTGCTATCTTGTATGATGAGAATGAATTAGCATCCACTAATATTTCACCTCCCTCTACTGGTTTAACTATAATAGCTGAATTTTCTTCTGATTTGGCTTTCTCAATAACTTTTTTAATAAATTCATTGCTAATAACACCATCAGTAGCCAATTTAAGTAAACTATTGAATGGTAATTCATCTAATTTAGGATATTCAAGTAAATATTTTGCTGTTCGTTGATTTAATTTAACATTTGGGTAATCATCTTCGGCTTGGTATAAACCTACAGACATTTCATCTCCAAATTTTAATTTAACAATCGTACTGCCATCTTTAGTAACATATAATCTGTCCGTAGTAGGTACATTCCATTTATCTAGTATTACTAATAATTTTTTAACATCAAATGATAATTCATCAGATGTAAGATAATCAATTTTAATTTTATCTCTTAAATTAGCAGTTATTGATCTTCTATCTTGATTATTAAATTTATCTAAATTCCTTAATAAACTTATAGTATCAATAATACCAGGAGTTACAGCTACAAAATTAGCTAACTCTGGGTATTTTGGTAGATATTTTGAAACAAATTCTTCTCTTTCTACATCACTAAATAAAGCACTTGCGTCTTTTCTAGCTACTAAATATTGTTTTTTAACATTAAATGGTAATCTAGACCATTCTCTGATACTAATAGAACTTCTTTGATATATTTTACTTGCCTTTTCTTGACTAGATAATTTAATATATTTTAATATAGATCTTATATTTGGAACATCATTTAACCAAGGAACTTCAGACATTAATCTACTAAAAGACATTGGTGATGATTCATATGGAGAGTTTTGTCTATTAGTATAGACATACTTTTTATTCTCATCATCTACATCTCTAACCTGTATAGCAACAAAACTTAATTTATCACTGTCTGATATATTGGAGTTCTTAGCTAACCAGAATGTTGGGTAGCCTTTAGAAGAATCATAACGATAATTACCAAATGATCCTCTAGTAATACACCATTTTTCACCTCTACCATAGTTTATACAGTTACCTTCTTTAGAACCATTCCATATTGTAACACCATTATCTTGGTATACTACATCTGGTGTTTGGTCTTCTTCATCATCTAATGTTTCAGCACCTGTTGATGATGTAACTAAACGTATTAGTTGGCCTATTGTGTATTTACCTAAATCTTTTTCAGTAATTTTAGGGGAATTTTTTATAACATCAAAGCGTTCAATATATTTTCGTAATTGATCTTCTGATATACTGATATTAAGGTCATCCGCCTCTTCACTAAATTTCTTAATAAATGTTTTAATAGCGTTTTCGCTATAAGCTTCATTTAGTCCATTTGTCCAATTATGGACTACGTGTAATATAAATTTATCTATTGCTCTCATTATATTATTTTGTTTTACCCCATTTTTTACCTTTACCTGGTTGTTTACATGCTGATACTGTTGGGCGGCAAGATGGATATTTTGCTCGCTTTTCACCTTTCTGTCTACCACAAGGTTTACATTTAGTTTTACCATCTACTTCGCGACATGTATTACAATCTACCCAACCGCCTGTTTTACCAGGAGCACCTTTGCGTTTAAACCAAGTGCGTAGTGTTTCTTTTTGTTTTTCATCTAGTTGCTCGTCTTCCTTCAATCCTTTCCATATATTACCTTTACGGCAACGTACAATAGCACCTGACTTATAGGCAGATGGTTTATCGTATTTGCGATCAGCAATGCGCTTGCAGCGATCTTCGCCAAGCATCATTTCAAATAATATGTCTTGTAGTTTAATCATTGTTTACCATTTTCTACAAGACCAATATCTTGCTTTAGTACGTGGACCTGGGTTGGCACAGTTATGTCTAGCTCTAAATGCTTTACGTCTTACTGGATTATTCTTTTTGATGTTCATACCCTTGGCTCCAAAGTTTACTTTAACAACTTTACCTGTTTTGGGGTTTTTAACGTATACTTTAAATTTTTTACTATCACCACGCATTGGTTTACCTAGTGGCACAGTACGGCCTTGATATTCAGCTTCAAGTAAACAGTCACAATCAGCCTCATTTAGTTGTTGTTGATATTCACGCATGAATTCGACAAATTCTTTAATATCATCTGCATTTTCAACATCATATTCCTCTATCATCTGATCACTATTGTTACATCCACATTTGTGGCAAGTGTATGGATCATCTCCTCCTGCTTCTAATTCCCATTCCCATCCACATTCTTCACATGTGATAGTTTGATTTTCACCAATAAAAAAAGCTTCATTAATTTCACTATCTAAACGCTTAATAATACCTGATTTTAAGTCTGCTTGAAAGTTACCTTCATATTCTATTGGTTCATTACTATTATCATATTTTACCATTACTAGACCAGGATTTTGTAGATAATTTACATCGATAGTCTGGAATTGATTTCCTTCTCTATCTACATAATAGTCTACTTTATTCTCATTTAATAGTTCTGATAGTTTAATCATTATTATTTGTTTTTGGTTCAAACCAATTTGAGCACCATTTTGAAGGATCTTTAATTTGATTACCTTCATCATCAACTAATTCATCAGTACCTTTATATTTTTGGTATTCTTTATTACTACACATATGTTTATCATCTTCTACATAGTAGTAATTACAAACGTGACAGCCAAAGCCTATTGGTGAAAACATATATGGGGGATATTCTTCCCCCTCTTCATGTTCTTTTAATATGTCGATTAACTTTATCATTTATTTTTAGATAATTTAGTATTTTCATTAGTTAGATACTCAACTTTAACACGTAATTCAGCTACTTCTGATGTTAGTCTAATGATTAAAGAGCGCATTTCATCTTTTTCACGTGCTGATTCTTCTAGTAGTGCTTCTAATTTAGATATGCGATCTTTACAATCATGACGAATAAAATCATCATCTCTTTCTTTATGCATTGCTCGTCTTTCATAGTAACGAAACGCTTGACTACCTCCAAAAACTGTAATTGCTGTGATTAGTACTGTCCATACATTATTATCCATATTCATAGATTAATTTTAATAGTTATGCTTACTAATAAATATTAGTCCTTTATAGTATCCTTAAGTTTTTGAATATACTCCTGTATATCTTGCACGAATTGATTATTGAGACCTTTACCTTTCCATTCCTCAATCTCACCATTCTCAGTAACAAATTGTTCAGAATTATTCATGAGTAATTCTAGCAATACACCTTCCATCTCTTTAATATGGTATTGAACGCCCTGTTTAATTGTGTTACGCTCATATTCTTCATATTTACCTTCACGCTTTAGTTTAGTTTCATAATCAAATACACAATCCGAACATTTTTGATGGATTGAGAACATATATTTGTCAATATGTCCTTTAGTCATAGGTTTATTACAGTTAGGACATGTAATGGGAGCAAATATTTTCTTCTTAATATCATCAAAACGTGTTACAGTCTGCTTTAAACCATTTTTAATAGTCCATTTTTTACCACGTTCTTCCCAAACGTCACCTTCCTTATAATCAACGTGATCCGCTTTATATCCAACCTGTATGCCAGTTTTATCACCCGTTTTTTTAGTAATAATGTTGCGCATACGTTGTACGTCGCGCGTTTTAAATTCGCGTTTTAGTAAATTATCGCTCATAACTTAATTTTATTTATTATGTAAATAACCTGATTCTATATCTTCAAATTCATCTTTATAGTTTTCTATTACCATTATATCTACAGGGATAGGTCTAGTAATATTAAATGTTTCATCTTCAAGTTGTGTGCTGAGTTTTTCCATAAATTTTGGGTTAAAGAATAATTCAGCATCTTCTGCTTTAGCTCGCATTATTACTGGTCTTCCGCCTTTACGTTCTGCTGTTGTAACAGCAAAACCAGCAGCTGGAAAATATTCTGTACTCCAGGATTGAACTTTACGTCTTGAAGAATATGTTTGGTCTGGTATTATATATCCCTGATTATATTGTTCTGTTGCAGTATTTGTTTCTAATTCTGCTAATTTTTCTTCAGGTATAGATGTACCTCTATAAATGTACCCACTTACATTAGGTTCTCCTATTTCAGGGTATTGTTTTTTAATTGTTTTAAATGTAGAAACTAAATTATCTAAATTAATATTAGAATATGTTTCCGCTTCTGAATCAGCATATTTTTTTAATAGATCAAATAATGTTGATTCAGCAGGAGTATCTTCTTCTAGTTCATCATTGTACCAACCTATTTTAACTCCAGATTCTTTATCACCAAATAAGTGATCACCATATTTTCCCTCGTATATATTATTATTTTGTTCACCGAATTTTCTTAATAATATACCGGCTTGTGCATTTGCTTCATTTTCAATTTCACTACCCGTTTCACCACTATTTGGATCTAAACGTCCATCTTCATCTTGTTTACGATGTATTAATTCATGTGCTAATGTACGTAATATATCAGCCATGTTTCTATTATCTACATATACCCAAATTTTATCATTATTTGGATTAAATGTACCAAATGTACGACGAGATTTTGCTTTATCATTATCTCTAGATAAAGTAATACCTGAGGGTGGTTTTTGTATGCCTAGCTCATTAATAGCATATTTTATAAACTCTTTTATAGCTTCTTTTCTACTATCTTCTATACCTTCATTCATTGATTTAGGTAGTGTTTTAGTTTGTAGATTTAGTGTAGCTAATAATATAGTTGGTATTACACCTAATGATCTATAGATAGATAATACAACTTCACCTCCAACTAAATAATATTTACCTTGAGCATATTGTAATACAAGAGGTAATGGAATATCTTCTTGTTTCTTGATAGCATCAATATATGGTTTTGGATTGATACCTATTTTTAATGAATGTGCTATAGCATCTTCTAATGTCTTCATATTGTAAGACTTAGTATTTTCCATTTCCTTCCACATATCATCATTTAATACTACTTCACCCCCAGCATTAAAAGCATATTCCATATCTGGGATTGGTAAATTAAATACAGCTGCTGCTTTTTCTATTTTAGAGCGATTCTGTGCTACATAATCTTCATATGGTGATTCATCCTCAAAATTAATTGGAGGAGATTCTTGTAACGGTTGCTCAGGTGTTGTAGGTTGCTCAGGTGTGGGCGGTTCAGCTGGAGGAGCAGGAGGTGTTTCCGGTTGTGGTTCTTCTGCTGGTTTAATATTTAATGCATTAAGAAATTCATCTACAGATATTCCATCAGGTAAATATTTTTCTATTTCTTCATTATTTTTACTTAATAAAGCCATTCTTAAGTTAGTAGCTTCTGATCCTTCAACATTTTCAGCATCAAATACTTTAGCATTTGAATATTTTTCTATGCTTGATACTTTATTCATTTTGTCATTACCTAAAGCTACAATAAAATTAGTATCAGGATTATCTTCAATTACTTTAGTAACTTCATCAAAAGGATTGGAAGCTGATATTTTAATTTCAACATAACCTTCTAGAGCAGGTTTATATAAATCCCACACTGCTTTACTTTCATCTGCACTAACTCCATCTTTAATTTCAGGAGATATTAATACTACTACCTGATCAGCTACTTTTAATAGTTTGCTAACAATCTCTGTGTGTCCCTTATAAGGAGGTTTAAAATTACCTGGGAATAAAGCTATTGTGGATTGGTAATCTTCTATAGATGATTGATCATCTTCTAGTATAAGTTTTGCTAAGTATTGACCTAAATTCATTTTAAATAGTATATACCTATAAATATTTAAATATCTAATTTAATTGTAGTAGGTAACGATTCTGTATGTGGTTTTGCATCGGGGTTTTCAAGTCTATATATATCATATATCTTTAAAAACATTTCAAAATTAGTATCAATATTACCAATTGTTTTAAGTTGCCATCCAGCACCTTGTATTTTATCTTTAGCAGCGCCCCGTGTAGCTGCTTTTAGCCATAATATACCCGTTTCTTCAATCTGTTCATTGTGTGTTTCATTCCATGCTTTAGCATATGCAGCTAACTGTAGGTCATAACTTGTATGTAGTGAATTTGATGTTTTAATATCAATTAACCACAATTTATCATTAAGACGACATACTATATCATTTGTACCTGCATATTTGTGAGCGTCTGAGAATAAATGGTATTCGGTAGCCACTAATTCTGGTTTATGTGTATTCCAAAAATTAGCAAATTTAAGGATCATTTTCCAAACATCTAACGAATATTTAGCAGTTCCATATTCATCTAGCCATTCTATTTGTTCTCCATTTAAAAACGCTTCTATGGCGTTGTGAACTTGTGTACCTTCAGTAGCAGCTTTAGATGCTATGATATCACTATTATGTCCTACATCTTTAAGCCATGAGTGGAAGAATTGATTTTTAGGGAAATAATTTAATATACTACTAACAGATGGATAATATTCATCATTACGTCTATAAAAACGTTGATCTAATATATTAATTTGTTTGTTGTCCGCACTATATTCTACAATGCGTTTTATTTTATTGTCTTTTATGACATTTGCATTTCTGTCTATCATTATTTAAGTTTTTTCATTAGTAAGCTCTGGAAATTTAGAGGTTGTGTGTTTTCAATTGTATTTAAGAATTGTTCAAATCCAATTTCATTTGCATCTTTACCTGTTAATTCTACCAAGTATATTTCTTTACCATAAGCCATTAATTGCTCACAGTATTTAAGCGCATTTTTAATAGCATCAGGATCAAGTGCAATATATATTCTATTAACGCTAGATGCAACTAATTTTTTCATTAGTTTTTCGTGAATAATTTTCCCAAATAAGGGAATAACGTTTCGTTTAATAGTAAGAGCATCAAACATACCTTCAACAAGTATAATTGGTGCGTCCCAATTTATATATAACTCCCAACCAATAGCTGATTTAGCATCAATAGGAGGATTTTTATATTTTGTAGGTCCTTCTTTATAAGCGCGAGCAATAAAATAATTTACAATACCATTTTCATCATATGAAGGAATAATAACGCGTTCTTTATAAGGACCATCATTACAAAAACCAATATTATATTTAATAATATCTTCAGGTGTTATACCACGCTTACGTAGAAATTTAATGGCGTGTTTTGATTCAATAGTGGTAATCTTATTTTCAACAATATCTGTTAATGATATAAATTCTTTAGGTAGCTCTAGAGCAGTAGATATAATATGTTTATCTACATCCTTACCAGGAGATATAATCATATTTAGTTCAGCTACTTTATTAGCGGCTACTTTAGCGCCTTTAAAAAGGGATCTAATGGTTTTACCTTTTGCTTCACATACCCAACAATGCCAAGGATTCTCGCTTTTAGCGTTTGTTATGCAGTTGATTTCGAGTTTATTCTTATGATGGTTACAAAATGGACATTTGAACGAGTAATTGCCCCGACTAGTTTTGTTACTAGCACCTAGCACAGATTCCAATAATATTAGAAGGGCAGCATTTTCCATAACCACCAATATAATAAATTATTCTGCCGTAACAAAATCTTTCCTAAAAAACTTACCTAGTATATTATCATTATAACTGTCAGTAAATAATACTGAATATGATATTTGGTATTGTATTTCGTAATATGTTTGTTGTTTTTTAGTAGGGCAGAATTTTATTATTTCGCGTTCGAATTTATCTTTACCTAGCGATTTAATATCAGCTAGTAGTTCTTTAGATGAACCCCAATAGTTACGCCAACCGCTATCAACTTGTTCTACTTTAGTAGTAGAGCGACGGCCAGGACCGGTTTGTTCAGCTATCTCTTTTTTGGTGAGTTTTTTCTTCTTATTGTGGACAAATGATTTTTTACCAATGTAAAATTTATTTGTCTCTAAATTAGTGATTTTGTAAATAAAACCATAATCGTTCGTAGTAAAATCGTCCCGTAGTGGGACGTATTCATATAACCAATTCATAATAACTTATTTTATAATTCAACAACCCATAATGTTGGGTCTATATTTTTACTTATTAATCCAGCAAGTCTTGTATTTCCTCCAATTAAATCATAGTCATTATCAGAAAACTTAACAACTAATGGCATTTCAATATTTCCTGATTCATATGCTTGTTCAAAGCGTTGTTTTCTGTCAGGTAATAAACTATCAAATTCTAAATCAACATTACCTAGTACATCCTTTATTTCAGAATATTTTGTTTCATATCCATTATTAGCTAATTCAATCCATCCCTCTTTACCCATTTCTACAAATTCAGGGTAACGAGTAGCTTCTTCCCATTCAAACTCAAAATTTGGTTTTGTGTATTGGATTGATTGAATTTCTTTTAATATGTCAATGAGTTTAATCATTAGGTATCATACTTAACAATAAAAGTCATATCTGTGTCTGGCGATAACATTATTGGTTTACCTAATTTAGCAACCATTAATAATTCATTATCATCATTATATAAACCTATTGTTGTAACATATGGCTGGAATACTGATCCAGTAGCAAAATCCTTAATAGTTGTATTATCAAATGATCCTGTTGTTGTGTATCCATTACTAGGGCTACCTGATATAGGTACTATATATTGGTTTCCGTATTTTAGTAGGGTGGGGTTGTATGATAAATTAAAATCGCTTTCTTTAACTATACAGCGTATTTCATTTTCGTAAATGATATGTTCATTTTGAAATGAAACTTTAGTACTACTAAAAGATCCTGTTAATAAATTTTGGTAACTGGAGCTTTGATTAGTAAGAACTACCATACCATGAGCATAGAATATATTTCCTATAAAAGATGCTCCTACTCCAGGAGTTGGATCATCAAAATATGTTGGGGCTAATTCTGATAGATAATCAAAGTCTATATAATTATCTCCTAAAGCGGACACATCAAATAAATTTCCATTTCCATCATCATTAATTATAACACCAGAAGCAGAAATATTAAATGTATATGGTAGTATTTTTGAACCATATATAGTTTGACCAATATTTAAAACACTTATGGTACTATTAGAAGCGGTTGGAAAATTATCTATAAATAATGGATTAGCATTATATATAAAATATGAAGAAGTAGGACGTTGACTAGAAGCAGATTCATAAGTATTAACATTAAACATTAATGAACCTGTATCTATACTACTCGTATAATTTTGATAAAATAAGTGATTTATAGAGTGGTATATAGACGATTGATATTGTCTATTAGTTGTGGTTGAGCCAGCTATGTTAAAAAATTCATTTTTTCCTCTATAAAAAGCTATACTACCTGTAGGAGTAGAAGTGTATGAAAAAGACCATCGCTTATTAGCAGAATAATCTACTGTTGTAACATCCGCCTTGTTTAATTGTTTGAATGATGACATGCATTAATAGTCTAATTTGATTCTAATTAAGGCTTCTTTTGTGAAATCTTTAACTAATGGTTTACTTAATTTAGCTACAGCTAATAATTCATTATTATCATTATACATTCCTACTGTAGTAATGAATGTTTGTGGATTATTAATTAATGTAGTATATAATAAATTACCATTAGCATCTATGATAGATGGGTTAGTAGTATAATTATATTCACTATTTTTAATACGTGTAAAGAAATAACGTGATGATATTACTTCTTCTGATTGTAATTGGAATCCTTGTGTTGCACTACCTGATACTATTGAGTTATATAATCTTATTTGGTTATTAACTGAACTAGTGGCTAAAGAAGAAGCAGATACATATGCTGCTATTGAATTTGAGCCTGATACATTTAGTATTACAATTCCCATATCAGGGAGCATTATACCATAAGTTGTAGTAGCGGCACTTGCTGTAAAAGCATTACCATTACTTCCACTAATTATATAAAATACTCTATTTTCACCAATAAATCTAGTTAATGATGTAGTATTACTATCATCTGTTAGTCTAATAGTTGCACTTCCACTTCCTAATGCTAGATTAAATGATCCAGGATGTAATGCTTGTTTATATCTTTCTCTATTAATATTAATTACATAAATCTGTTCAGCGGTTGTAATACCACCATCAAAACTAAAATTTGTTGTCTCAGTACCATAAACTAAATTTCTATATTGACCATATACAATACGAGAAGGTGAGTATCCTACTACTGTACTGTTAATAGGGGCTGATCCAGAGCCATTAATCTGTCCGTATTGAATATCAAATTGAACAGCTGATGAAGAAAGAGCAGGATCTCCGTTATATACATCTAAATAATATTCAGTGTATCCACTAGCTGTAGCAAAAGTACTTAGTGTATTATTATCTCCACTCCATAGCCCACGAATTACAGTTTCGGCACTTATTACAGAATCTTCGGTATTATATCTTGAAAATGACATATTTTTATTTTATTATTTTATTAGGTTGTTGATACTTTAGCTATGTTTAAAGGAATAGTAATTCTAGCACCACTGTCTCTACCAATTACTGTAAGGGTAGTAGATAATGTAGTTAAGGTACTACCAAACAATGTATTAACTGTTGTAGCAGTTAATGTAAATGATGTACCAATTGCTGATGTTGATAGTACAGCACCTGTTGTTGTGTTAAGATCAGGTTGACCAACAGTTGTAGTTGTAATACCTGTACCTTGGAAAGTAGACACTAATCTAACATCCGCTACAGTAGCTATATATCCGTTAGTTTCAAATGAACTTGCAGCCCCAAGATAGTTTAGTGTTTGTGGTGTTATAGTTAATGAAGCACCTTGTTTAAGTGTAATTGAACTATATCCAACACTAATAACAGGTAAACGTGATGTACCACGAGGTAATGTTACTAACTTATAGCGCATTATTTGTGTATCATTTGGAAATGCTTGAATTATAGGCATTGCCTCAATTGCTTCACCATAAAATGCGGATCCAGATGGTTGATTTGGATTATATAATGTATAATCTATTTCATCATCGGCCAAAGAAAATTGTGTGATTTGAAATGAACCATCGTTACGAGCTAGTAATTCACGACCCTTGTCTGTTAAAATTGCATCTACTGTTACCGTTGTAGGATTTAATATTGCCATTGTTTAATGTTTGTTGTATATACTATAAATATGTTAAAATTATAAAATTAATTATCCACTTGTTGTACCTTGTTGATCTGCTAATAACTTTTGTTTTACTTGTTTAGTTATTGTATCTATATTTTCTAATATATCGGGTGCTAGATTTTCTGGGATAAGAAATCCGTATGATGTTAGTCCTGGGCGTTTTTGGAATTTTAATAGAGAATTAGTTTCGTCTTCTTTACGTATTAAAAACAGAAACTGTACATTTGGATTTGTTGATAAATTAACTAATTGTTCTCTTAATGAGAATGGAATATTACTTGCTAATTTAAATCTGTATACTCCATTTCCATCATCATATCTAATATTGATTATTCTAGATTCAAAATAGCTACCTGATTTGTCATAGGCTGTAAATATACTAAATGTATTAAGTTGAAAAGGATAATCTACATCTCCATAGGTTGAATATAGACTACTAGTATATGTTGTAGAGCCAGAAACATATGTAGGTAAAAAAAGATAATTAGATGAATAGAAGTCTGATAAGTCCCCAGATAATATCACTTCGTCAGTTGGTACTGTTTCAAGAGAAAAAGGAGGAGGATTAATCATTAAGTAAGAAAAATATTCTCTAGTAGTAAAAGGATAATTACCTTCTAAAGTAGCTAATGAATATACTGTAAATTTATTATTAAATGTATTGTCAAATGAAGCTGTTATATTACTGTTACTTTGATAATTTTGTATAAGCTTAACTGTTATTTTATTACCATCGGTTAGAGATTGGTTTGGTAAAGTTACATTAAAATTTTTAGTTATAGTACTTGTAGGATCACTAAAGTTAGTAATTTTATATAAAGTAACTCCTGTTGTTTGACATGGAGTTTCATTAGTAGGAAAACCACAAGAAGGAAAAGGATCAACACTATTATAACTTACAGAATTGGCTGTTGGAGAATATACAAAATCTCCAATAGGGTTTGAGAATGTACAAGCTAATCCATCAAAATTTTGGTAAAAGGTGCTTGGATATCTATAAAAAGTTGATCCTGCTGGGTATGTTACTCCTCCTACTGTTAATTGTTTAATAGTTGTAACAGGATTACCAAATAAAGGAGAAGAAGCAGGGGTACCTTGAAAATATAAACCACCAGAATATCCTGTGACTGTAGATTGTTGAAACTGGTAGACTTGGGTTTGAGATCCAATTCCAACTAAAGAATGAGATACTTGTAAAGTAAAAGATGAACTACCATAGGTAGGCATATTTACTGATAAGTCTAGATTAACATATATATAATGTAATCCTGATTCTTGAATAGAATATGAAGGATAACTATTATAAGCTCCTCCTCCAGGACCCCCTGGTGACATATATTCTGTTCCTTGGGTTATTCTATTAAATAATTTAGTTACTATCCCTCCAGATATTGGGTATCCTAATGAGGAAGATCCAACTAAAAAATATGAAGAACTAAGATTAGTGGCTTCAGCATAATAATTACTAGGAGTTTCTGTTTCAAAATATAATCGAGTATCTAATCCTTTACCATACAAAACAGGATAATATGAGTATCCACTATCAAATATTGGTTTTTCACCGTCTGTAGCTTTTTGATTGCTATATTTTTTACTATCAAATAATGCTACAGAACCAGTATCTCCCATTATAAATGTTCTTTGAAGATCCCACCAATTTTTATTTATTTGATTTAATTCAGTTAAATTACCAAATTCATCAATAAGATATTTTAGTCGAACATTATTTCTTTTTGGTAAAAATGAGCTACTTTCAATTTGAGTAAATAATCCTATTTTACGAACATTATGATCAATAGCCGCTGTTTTACCATACGAATCATCTCCATCAGTATATGTGTTATATAATTGGCTAGTTACTTTACATCCTTCATATCTTGATGTATTATATGATCTTAAAAATAAATATGAATCTTGCAATTCAGCAGGATAATATACTTGTTCATAAGTATAAATAATATATTCAGCTTCTTTAGAAGCGGATACTACTATTCTTGGTATACCTTGTATATCACTAAATCTATATCTAGATATAGCATTTTGAGATACGTTATTTAATAATACGTTCCAATCTGAATGTAGGAATGTGTTATAATTAATTTGCTCATTAGCTGAATGCCAGGCATTATATGATGCTGTATTTCCTAAAAGATATGGGTTATAGTTATCTTTAAAATATTGATTGACATCAACAGTACTACCTGATATGTCACCATCATACCAAGCTGACTTATCTCCTCCTAGAGCATTATAAAAAGTACCATATTCTGATGATATTCCTGATGCTGAATATTCTGCTGTTGGTACGCTTTGAGTATAAGCATGAGGTACACTATATACTACTTTATTGCGCTCTAATACAGGTGAATTTATTGTAACACCTGTAGATAAGCTTGCTCGTTCAGGTACAAAATCAGCAAGCATTTTAAATAAAGCATTATCAAAATATTCTACTAAACGAATAAACCCATTATAATCTAACAATGATGCTGTAAATGGAGCATACCCAGGTACACCAGTTTCAAAATATAGTTTACGTTGTGCATCTAAATTAGAATAAGATGAACTGTAAATATATCCTGGATCTCCAATATAATCATCTAAGCTCCAAGTAGGTGCATTAGATGCTATAGCTCCTGATATATAATTATCAATTTGATTTTGTGGTGAGAATGATATGTCAACATAATGCATATCATTTTCTCTAAATTGAGATGATGTTTGGGGGAATGTTTGTAAACTTAAAACAGGAGATAATATACTGCCACTATATATTGTATTAGATACAATACTATTACCTATTATTCTTACTTTATCATTATTATATCCTTGTATTAAACTTGATTTTAATCCACCCCCATACTCTTTAACATTTAATATACTAGCAGTAACAGCGCTGCCTGTTGGTGTATAAAATGAACTACTACCTATTACATAATATTCTCTGTTAGGAATACCAAATACAGTCATTAGATTATCTAATCCCTCAACTGTACCTTTTTGTTTCATTAATAAAGGTAAATTGTGATAGATGCGCTTATATAATTCAGAGACTAAATCTTTACGTGGTACATTATTTAAATAACTACCTGTAATTGTAGTATTATTATTCCAAGTTGAACTACCGGTATTAGCTCCTATTAAATATTGATCAACATCTTCACCAGCTTGACTATTATATAGTTTAAGACCTAATGATAATAATTGATTATATACTAAATCTTTGGATATACCATAATTTAGATTATTATTTGCTAAATTAGTATCTGGTATTGCTTGTAGATAAATCCAAATATTATCAAAGTAATGACCAACCATATTCAAAAATGTCAAAAATGGTTGATTATTTTCATCCTCTTTTATAAAAGGAGGAACAGCATATTCTAAGTTGTTGTAATTATCCGAATCATAAATAGAAGCGGATGTTGTTTGAAGTCCATACCAAGCTATAGCATTACCTGATCCTGTTGACTCTAATATAAAAGGTTTTGAGGATCCTACTTTAGGCCAAGTATATGATGATGATTCAAAATATAAATAACTTTCATACCCATCAAATTTAGAAACAATATCATTTACACTAGATGAATATTGATTTATTTCTACTATAAGAGAAGGGGTAGAAGAAGTTAATGATGATTTTGAATTTATAAAATTATTGTAAATTTCAATTTCTTTAACTTTACCATAAAAATTAACTAATCTTTGATAAGCGGATCCAAAAAATACAAAATTATTAAAACTAGTATAATCAACATTTATATTAGCGCTCTGTGTTGCTAATAAATTTAATATTTGTTTATATGAATTGTTTTGAAGAGACTGTAAGCCACTTACTAATGTTTGATAATTTTGATAAGTAGAAGATACAGTTCCCTGGTTAAAACTAATAGGAATATTAAAATTTGGACCTCTTAGTGTAGGAGGAGGAGGAGGTATTACTAATTTATCTAAGTTTATATCAAAGATATAAGGAGATGTTTTTTCTTTAACAACCCATAATCTTTGTTTTTCCTGTATGTTTAAAGGTAAAGGTTCATATAACTTAAATAATATCTCATACCCTTCAGGAGCTTTATTTAGAGCGACATTAACAGCAACATATTGCTCATTATTCCCAAAATTCAATAAATAATCAACATAATATGTAGAATTATTAATTTCATCTATTAAAGATAAAGATATTTGTTCTATTTCATCATCTGGTATGCTGATTGAAGCTAGTCTAATCTCAGTTCTATTTTGAGATATTTCTTTAACAAATAAAGCAGAATTTACATTATTCGATATAATATTTTGAAATAAATTATATCTAACTGAAAATTCTCCTGATGAATATCCTAAATTTTGTAAATCTTGGATAGGATCTATTTCAATTATAGGATATAAAGAGCTAGTTGGGGTAGATAAAGTTGAAGTTATACCTATATCAGTGGTTTGGATATTTCCTGTTGTATTAGGAGGAGTAGTAACAGATGGGGTAAGACTTATTGATGAAGGTAATTTATATTCAAAGTAATTAAGATCAACATCTAATAAATTTCCTTTTATATCATAAACATAAAGTTCAATATAATCATTATTTCCTCCAAAATTTTCTTGTAAATTTTCTGCAGAAAATAAACTTCTATCTTCTTCTGAATATCTATCAATTGTATTAATAGTAAGTACATCTCCTACTATTTTTATATTAGGGGTATTTAATCTAAGTGGAGTACTATTAATTGTACCATCTATTATTGATATATTATTTGCCATTTATTACTTAATTGTTTTACTTATTTCATCAAGAGCAGTTTGAGTATCTATTACTTGTTGTCTTAATATTGTAATTTCATCCAATAAAGCTTGAATATCATCTTGATTAATTATAACACCTAAATATTCTGCTTCTTTTTCTAAAATATATCTATGTGAATCAGTATCTCCTTCTTTAGGAATTTGATAAAATAATTGTTCATATAATTCAAAAAAATCTTCTATAGTAAAAGTTGGAGTATCTTCTTCTTGAGTATTAGTTAATAATTGACTAAATTGAGTATCAACTACTTTACTAAAAGTATCTTTATCATATACTATTTTTTCTATAGGAATTTGTTCAGCCATTATCTTATAACTTTAAAGTAATAATTATCATCTAATACTAATGTTGTACCATCAATAGTAGTTTTAATTAATATTTGATAGTAACGTTCTGGTTCTAACCCATTCATATACACATCAAAATACATACCAGTTGGATCACAACTTACTTTAGTATATGTTGTATCGTAATCTACGACAATTTCTTCGGTATCCAAATCTTTTATTGAATAATATGAAGCAGTTGGTAGTGCTTTATTTGTAAGATATATAGAAGTAGCTTGAAATGATCTAGCGGGGTATCTGTCTCTTACATTTACTCTAAAACGTTGTACTGATCCTTGTTGATATTCACTTTGATTATTAGCTAATGTAGCTACTATATTTGGTGAAGTAACAACAGATAAGGATCCAGTGTTATATATAAAATCATCCCATTTTATTTCTAAACATGGAGGATATATTGTATGAGTTTCTGCTGAGAAGTATTTAGTTTCAAACTTAGAAGCAGTAGTAAATTCTAATAAATCGTTATGTTTTAGAATAAATCCATAATTATCATAATCATTATTATACCATTCATCTATAATATCTGTAACATCCATTTCTATATCTAATGAAGATACATGATTAAAAGATTGAGTAGCGTAAGATGTATATTGTGGGTCCCACCATAATCCTCCTCCTATAGGGCCATTAGGAGAATAAGAAGCAGTTGCTCCTGCTGGGTAAGAGTTTGGATCTACCCATACACTTCCACTTAGCTGGTCTGTATATATCCAGCTAGTGCCATCTGTTGTAATAGGAGAATTAGCAAATCTGCCATTACCTACATTCCAGTCATATACCAATGGGTGACAATAGACTGTATAGTTTAAAGGTATTTGAGAAGCATTAGCTAAGGATAAACGTAAAGATATATTGTAATTAGCTCCATTTACTTTATTATCAATTATATCTACTATTTCCGACTGTAGAAATTTAATAATAGGGCGTGCTACCTCATTAGTGCCTTCAATTGATTCAAAAGTACTAAGTTCTAATATTTCATCTAACCCAGAATTAAGAGTTGGGTAGTATGAATAGAGCGTTGCGGATTTTTCCGGAAATATTTTATAAATTGCCATAATTACATGATTACTACATATAAATATGGTAGACTATAACCTTTAAATTACAAATGGTACTACTCTACCTTGTATATCGGTGTCAGGATATCTTACTTCAAATATACATGGATCAACAGAAGGATATATATTACCCTGTCTAGTTGCCCCTGGTATGTCATAGGCATATTGAGAATATGTCGTGCCGGTAGAATCTTGTTTATTTGTTATTTCAAATTTTGTTACTGATTGTACACCATTTGTTTGAAGTAAAATATTAACAGCATCTGATATTATTATTGGTTGATTAATATTCCAATTATTTATATTAAAAAAATCTTTTAGTCTTGTAATACAATTAGTAATAACATCATTGTTGTTATATCCACTTTGTACTACTATATCAAAATTAATTCCTATATTAATATAAAATGCATCTTTAATATTAATAGCATCAGTAACCATTCTATATTGATTAATATAAGCAGCTAAATTTTGCTTTAATGTAGTAGAGGCAATTATTACTTGTTTATTAGAATTATAAGCTAATATGTACATATCTAATGATAATGGATTGCGCTCTTCAGTATAAGCTACTGTTGATGTAGGTAAAGGATTACTAGCTACATCTTGTGTAACATATACTTTAGCTATTGATCCATATTCTGTAGGAAGAGATAATGCTCTATTCATATAATCTTCTCTAGTTACAGCTCGTAATTGAGATTGATAAGCATACAGGGCATTATTGCGAATTTCTTCAGTTTCGTCTCCTCCTCTACCACCAGATGAAGGATTTGGGTTATTAGAAGCTATACTACTTAATATAAAATTTGCTAAATTACCGGATACCCCACTAGGAAAATAAGCAGATGTTGTGTTAATTATTGTTACATCATTAGAAGGTACATTAGATTGAATTCCTCCTCCAACAAGATATCTAATTGTAATATCATTACTTGGAGCTAAACCATATTCTTGAGTAAAAAATGGAGTAGCTTTATTGTAATTATTTAAAATATTAGATACTCCTGGTATTAATCCTAGTTGTAAAGTATCTGGGTTAGGTAGAATTGTAGTATCAGAAGAATTAGATAATCCTGCTCCAAATTCTAGTTGCAGAGTCCCATCAGATAAAAATCTAGAAACATAACGACGAGGTACTCTTTGATAATTAACTAAATATGGTACTCCATCAGAACTAGCATTAGGATTAGTAACACTGTTTAATACAGAAGATTGGGCTAAATATGGTACTTCATACCATTTATTTCCTAAAGTATCAGTAGCATCTAATATTTGTAATATATTAGTATCATTAATAACAGCTATTTGGAATTTTTGTGGTGTGCTAAAGGATAAAGATGTTGATTTAATTTCAGCAGATATTGCTTTTACTTGTTTTCTAAGAAGAAAATAGTTAGCATCTACAAAAGTAATTTCAGTATTAGTAGTATCTCTAAAATCTATTTTTTCAGTAGTTAAAAATTTAGTACCAGAACTTTTAGAAGTTAAAGGAGTATTTTCTGGTATTATTAGGGCATAGTTATAATCAGGTATTGTGCTTCCTCCGGAATTTATGGGGGGTATTAGTTGAAATATGTCAATAACAATATTAGCTGCATATGATACTTTAGGGCGATACCCCATCATATAAGATAAAGCATAAAGATTTTCCTTTTCTTTAGCATATAACAAAAATGTCTCTTGAATTTGAGTATCAGCATAAAATGAAGATACATCTCCTATATAAGAAGCCATTTCAATAAACATAGCCCCGGGATTAGCATCTGAAAAATCGTTGTATGTATTAGGGAAATATGTTTTAGCGTAATTTATAAGATTAGTTTTAAAATCGCTAAAAGTTTTATTTAAATATGATACTCTGTTTGTTGCCATTTTATATAAATTCTACTGTTATTTGATCAGCGGTACCCGATATTCTTAAGTTATATTTTATTGTTACAGATAATGAATTACTATCTGGTGATTGTATTACGTCTACTTCAGATATTATAGCTTCTGGGACGAAAATATTGACATTTTCTATAATAAGTCTTTGAACAGTAACAGAAGTAGATTCTGTAATTCCTTCAAATAATGCTCTTTTTAAATCTGCCCCAAACTCAGGATTAAATACTCTTTCACCTTTATTAGTAAGTATTAAATTAATCAAATTAGATTTAATTTGCTCTTTAGTACTATATGTACTATTAAAAGGTTTACCATTAGGACCATTAAAAGGTAAAGATACCCCAATTGCAATATTTTTTTGCAAATCTAAAGGGTTAACTCTTGTTATTTGTGTAGCCATCTTAATCTAATTGTCTTAATCCTGATCTGTCCATTGGTGACATATTTGCTGCTGCGTCATTAATGAATGCTAAATATGGATTAACTTTTTCCCCAGTTGATTCATCAACAGCATCAATGACTTTTAAATCATTGCGTTGCGGTTGAAAACCAAATTCAGCACCCATTTTAGCCATTAATGAACTACGTACATCTCCGGGTAATGGAGATACATCAGCACTAGTAAAATTAAATGATTTATTTTCACGTAGTGTTTGTTTGTTTTGTTTAATCATTACCTCATTAATAATATCCGGTAATTCTTCATGAAGTGCTTCGACTACTGCTTCTCTAATTAATTTTTTGAATAATTTTACGTTCATATAAATAAATATTAAGCTATTAAATTTTCTCGATCTATTATTATTTTCAATTGATCTATTAAGTCATTTGGATCTAATGTAAAAGATAATTCACTTTTTAGTACTTCAACATTATTAGTATCGATAGCTACAGCATATCTTTGTTTAAATCCTCTAACTATTAGTTTTCCTTCTCTTAAGGCAAATTTAAATCCTCTATATTCTGTAGGGAAAGAACCATTGTCTACATCAGTATTATCTGTACTATTGGATAAAAATTCTGTTCCTGGTGCGTCGCTTATAGAAGCAACATCTAGTTCTCCATTTATATTTAATAGTTGAGCTTTAAGATCTTGTAATATACTAATAGCCCTTTCTAAACTAGATATTAATATTGGTATTAAAGCACTTAATGTTAAAAGTATTCTATTTGCTTTATCTAATATTTTTACAAATGTGATAATTAAATTAACAGGAATACCTACACCTGGTGGTACAGATGTTGGGATTGGGATAGCAGAGATTATATTAACAATTAAGCTAAATATAGTAATATAAGTAGAAATTCTATTTATTTGATCTCTAATTTTAGTTATTTTTGCTTCATTATCTTGAATAATTTTAATAGTATTATCTCTAACTACTTTAGCACTATTTAACTTAGTTGGATCCCCGGATTCATTAGCATCTATTATTATAGCATTAGTATTATCAACTAATTCTTTAATTTTTTTATTTTGAGATATAAGTTCTGCTATTTTATTGCTTATAAGAAGAGTTAAAATAGGAACTAAACTTTTTTTAGCATTTTTCAATATAGCATTAGCCTTAGCTTTTCTTGCTTTTTGGCGCTCAGATTGGGTTCTACTCTGTGCTTTTTTTCTATTTTCTTGTCTTTTTTTAATTTCTTCCTTTTGTTTTTTAAAAGGATCTTTTAAAAATTTATTTAAAGCCTCTTGATTTTTCTTTTTTGCTTCTTGAATAATTTTCTTTTCAGCTTCATAATTAGCATCTTCTGTTACTACTGCTTTCTGATATTCTTCATCACTTAATTGAGGAGGAACATCTACAGTTTGACCATTTACTACTTTTTTAGTGGGAGTATTTTGTTGTTGAAGTTGTAATAATTTTTTTTGATGATTGACATCAAGTAAAATCTCAGCTTGAATTAAATTTGCTTTTTCTTTAGTTAATTTAGTTAAAGTAGAATTAGCTAAAGCTTGAATAGCTTGTTGTTTAGCTTGATTTTTTTCTTGATCTCCAAAAGTTTTAGGAACTTGAACTGAAGATAAAGTATTAAGAGTTTGTGGATTAGCTAATGAAGCTACATTTCCCTCTGTTGAGGGTGGAGAAGGGGGTGTATTTGATGTACTATATACATCTACATTAGGAGTAGTCTGAATTGGACCGGATCCTTGATTATTAATAGGTGGTATTTTAATTGGGGATGCCATTATATAGTATATACTTTAGTAGATTGGATTTTAGATAATTTTCTAATAATATTATATACATCTGATAATAGTTGCTCTCCAGCATCGTTACATCCTGTTACTAATATTCCTCCTTCTGTTGTTGGTACAACTACAGAAGATAAAAATCCAGCTAGTGTAGTTAATACATTACACATTTCTAATAATAAATCATGTGTTTGTCCTCCTAATAATACAGGTTCAAATGGTATTTCTCCATTAGGACCAGTACCTAATAAAATTCTAGTATTAGGATTTTTTTCATTTATATGTAAATGGATTATTTCACCTGCATTAAGTAGTATATTATTATCTGTATTAAGTTCTATATTAGATTGGGAATATATTAATACTTCATCTTTTTTAGAGTTAATAGTTACTCTATCACTATTTAATATTATTTGAGGAGAAAAATAATTATTAGGTTCTATAGAAGATATAAAAGGATTTTTTATAAGAGCACCCGGAATTAAAGGAATTTTTTGAGAAGTAGTCATGTATATAGACGACTTTTCTTTATTAATTTCTTCTACATTAGGAGCATTGCTACCCGTATCTGTAGTTACATATCCATTAACTAATATTGTAATAGGATCTCCATCATTACCTACACTACTCCATTCATTTATATCTGAGAAACGTTTAACTGTACTACCAAATCTTATGCCGTTACCCTTTCTGCCTGGGTATATTCTATCTCCTATAAAATATTCTAACTTTCTTATAGCAGCAGATTCTACAAATGTTGTACCTAAATCAATAGTAGAGGGAGAATTTTGTTGAGCATCATTCCATATATTAATAGT